AGGTCGGCAGGCTGGTACTGCGGCACATGAGTAGACATAACTGCTACTAGGGCGATGGCTGCCAATGTGGTACGCACTAAGCATCTGTTCCCTTCTCTCCTTTCTTGGCTTCAATGCAAAACTTGCAAAGCCAAACGTGCCTGACTTCCTTCATGTCATCGAAGTTGAAGAGTCCTCGGCACTCGGAGCAGTAGACCTTGACGTATCCCACGTCAGACCTCAGTTACTTGAATGAGCAGCCCCTCATCCTCGGGGCTATCGCACCTTTCAATGCGACCTGAAAGGATAGCCACATGCTGATAGCCGTCGTCAACCACGAGGCCAGCGTCAATGATGCCGTCGATTGCTGCCTTCAATGAATAGATTGCGTTGCCTGCATCCTCAGGTCGGTACAAGTTCGTTCCCTTTGTGCGTTTAAACCAACGCAACACGAGGACTACATGGGCTGGGTCGAGCGGGGAGTCGATGGCCTGCACGCATTCATCAGCGAGCAGCGCCACCGCTACTTCTCCCCGCATCTTCCCCTTTGCTTCGCTAATGGCGATAGGAACCCGGCCTTCCTTCCGCTCACCACGGTTGGGTGACAACCACTTAGACGGAAGGAGGCCGGGGATGAAGACGCTAACGCTGCGTCCTACCACGCCTGTTCGTTCTCACGCAATGGCGCAGAGCCCGGAAGGTGAATGCCCACTCGCAGCGCCTTCGCTTCCTTTGCGTTCATAGAGTTAATCTTGCGTGCTGCGTCAACGCCATATGAGATGAAGCCACTGAACTTCTTCTTGGCCCCACACTTCTGGCACTTGGCGGGCACGATGTTCCCACCGTCAGCCTCAAGCATCCAGTGATGGACGCACTTAGGCTTGGTCATAGGTCTACCACCACATCCTTCGGACTCAGGAGGAAGGGCCAGTCTTTTCCGTCTTGGTGAAAGAAGTGATTACGCGCCCACTCACGCCCGTCAGGGTCTTGCTGAAACCATCCGTTGTGGTACTCGCATACGGTGACAACGGGAAACTTCTCGGCTGCTCGCTGTCCTCCAAAACTACCGCGAGGTGCAATGTGATGAGGCGAGAGCCGTCCATAGCAGCGGTTTGGAACTCCGGCTGCTTCAGCAGCACAACTCGCTGCGTCTCCTCTGCTGTAAACGTCAGCGTGTTCTTGTGAAGCGAGATATTCACGCTTGCCCTCCGACATGGGCTTGAGCCCAGCCTTGCGTTCGTCCTGATAGTTGTGCGTCCACGTTGAACCAATGTGGTTCTCGTGGTTCTTAGCGCCCCCACACTCGGCGCATCTAGGCTTCGGCTTCACACCGATGCTTGCCCTTCCAGACATTCACCTCGGCCTCGGGAATGCTGGCCCCGCGCTTACCGCAGCGGGTGCATTCCGGGATAGCCTCACCCTTGAACATCGACATATGAACTAGAAACATTACCCCTCAACCTCCCAGCCTGTACGCAACAGTGCGTTGCGAATAGCGGTAGCAGCAGCAGGCAAGTCCTCTGCCACGACAAGGAACCCCACATCGGTCGGACGGATAGCCGCCTTCAACTTCGGTGCCCTGCTCAACGTGACGTAGATAGCCTGACGAGATACGCCAGCCTTCTCTGCAATGTCGGTCACGCTGAACCCAGCGCGCCGCTTACGGATAACATCGGCAGCGTCAATCTTGCGAATAGCGGGCATGTGTGCCTCTCTTTAGTCCGGTGCGCTTGCGTTCTTTAGCCGAGGCTTCTGCCGAGAACGGTCAGCCTGTGGGTCGGGTAGTACGTTGAAGTATACAACCTTCCCGCACGTCATGCACTCCGCATCACCGTCGTCTACGCGGCTTGGATACAGATTGCTTCCGCACTTTGGGCACGTCTTGCTCATCGCGTCCTCTCTTCCATTCTTCGACAGCAGCCATGGCGCACTCGACACACTTCTGTCCAAGCGCCATCTGCTTGCCGCACCCACCAAGACAAGGTTCGTACAAACGCTCATCTACTCCGGGCAATGAGAACACCTCGGCTCTTTGTCTTGGTCGTACCAGCGGGCAGGCCCGAGGCAGCAGGCGCAGGCAAAGACCTCCGCCCACTGCGCTTCGTGGTCATCCTCTGGTGTCGCTTCGATGCGAGTAGACAGCACGTCGTACCGCTTCTCCATCGCCTCCTGAGTGACACCGTGAGTACAGGTAGCCACTAGAAGATAGCCTCTTCTTCCTTGACATAAGGAACTGTGAACTGTTCTCCCCTATACTCTGGAGACTGAACAGTTACTTCTTCTTCATTGAAGGTGGACTGCACACCCACAACTTCGTTGTTGTGGGTGGGTGTGCTGTCAGGCGTTGTCTCAATCAAACTGTTCGGGTCTTCATTGCGGAACACTTCGTTTTGGACAGACTCTGACAGGTCATAAAGAACTTTCCTGCCGTCACGCCCAGCCTGAGCGAACCGCTCCGTCCCAAGCACCTTCACCACGGTAGAGCGCGATGCTCCGATTCCCGCTGCAATCTTTTCCGCGTCTGCTGCCCCGAACAACTCTAGGTATTCCTCGACCTGCTCGGACGTGGACTGCTTCTTCTGTGCGGAAATCTCGACGAACTCGTTGGGCTTGGCCTTGCGGACAAGGTTCAATCCGTACTGGTCGAACACTAGTGCAATCTGTGTAAACGCCGTGTCCTTGCGGATGTCGTTCGCCTTGTCCACGCGCAGGCCGATGCCCAGCGTGTCGCCCTTGCTCTTGTCGTCGGTCATCAACTGCACCGTCACGTCGGCGGCAGCGTCGAACATCTGACTGCCGAACGTGTGCGACTCGTCACCACGAGGGGTGTGCGCCAGCACCGCCCACGCAGCGGGCGAGAGGCTGTTCAGCGCGTCCATCGCCTTGTTCGCCGGGTCATTGTCGATGAGGTTGCCGTAGCCCATGCGGGACAGGGAGTCCACGAGGACGAACGACACGCCCTCCCGCTCCACCGTCCGCTGGATACCGTCAATCACATCGGGCAGGCTGCGCCCACGCCGGTCGAGGCGAAGCAACTCACGGCTGCGAGGCAGGCCGAGCGACTGGTTGATGTCACCGAGGCGCACGTCTACCGACTCAGCAGACCGCTCAAGGTTCACGAACAGGGCAGGCCCTTGCTTCACCGGCCAGAACGTAGAGATGCCAGCGTCCACCGTGACGCAGAACAACATGCCGAGCCACGACTTACCACGACCGGGCGGCGCAAAGATGATGGTGCCACCACCCTCTACGACGAACGGGTTGATGACGAACTGTTTATACGTGCGCTCGTTGGCACCACCACGGCGCTCCGCTTCCTGACTGCCAATCTCGTACTGCCACAGCCCACGCTGGAACAGCATCAAGTCCATGCTCATCCGTGCTGCGTCGTATCCGTTCGCAGTAAGGATGGCCTTCATCGCCTCCTTCTTGAAGATGGCATTGACCAGACGCTCGCGCTCCTCACGTCGGCCCACGTTGTACGTGTCCTCGTCAAGCGGGATAGCGCCACGGCCATGCTCACGGAAGCCGATGCTCACGGTAGCGTGAACACCAGTGCGCTCGTTGCGCACGTTGGCTGCCTGATAGATGAGGTCGATGCCCTCGGCCTCGACGATAGATTGAATGGCACCGTTGGGTGTGCGGTGATAGTCCATCAGAACATCCCCTCGTACTTGTCCACCCACTTGGACTCGGCACCGTAGCCCTGCTGCACCATCTTGGTTCCCGTCTTGATAAGGGCACGCCTCTCTGCGTACTCCTTCACCATCTTGGCCCACGCACCACAGCCGTATGCCGAGTAGTTCTCGTCCATCAGAACAAGCAGGAACGGCTCGGCATACAGGTGCGGGGCCAGTAGTTTATCAAGGGCGTCAAGGTATCCAAGTTCAGCGAGCGCATGGCACACAGTCGGCACAGTGACAGGCTCGCCCCGGTGCCATAGCCAGCCGAACGCACGCCATACGGCACGGTTCTCTGGCACAAAGAAGCAAGCAGGGTCGAGTGTGTTTACACGTTCAGCCAGTGCAGTCGGCTCGTCGTTGAGTACCGCACCAATCAACTGCCTCTCTGCGCTGTCCGAGTGTGGCACCTCTCCGCGCCTCGGTGCAGCGTTAGGTGTTGTCACCGTTCCCTCCTAATCCACTCAGAGCGCGCCGCAGACGATCCGCGTAGTCCCTGAAGCGGTCGCGTTCTGCTGTAAGGGAGTCGATGGCCTCCACCAGAATAGCAACGTCAGAAAGCGGGAAGCAGTTGTCTCCCCGTTGCAACCCCTCCCTGATCTCTGCGAGTCGGCGTACTGAGTCCTCTTGTGTCATTGTGTAAACACCTCTCTGCTCCTGCGTGCTATTGAACGGATGAGTGCGGGCCTCCCGAATGAACGGCTCGCCCTGCGTTGCCGCAAGGTGAAAACACCAAACGTCGAATGTTCCAGCCGTGATGTGCGCCTTGAACTCTATTGCGCTCAGTCCGACAACGCCTCCCCAGCACGTATCAGACAGCAACACACCACACGCCACGTCGCCCGGGTAGACAACCCAAGATAGAAACGCTGCTGGAACCTGACCACTCACCCGCTCAATGGCACGCAGGAGCGCGTGCCAAGTTTTTTAGTTACCCCGACTCCGACTCCGACCACGACTCCAACTCCGACCCCGACCCCGACCCCGACCACGACCCAGACCACGACCCAGACCACGCCCACCACCCCGACCCAGACCCCGACCGCGAACACGACCGCGACCACGACCCAGACCCACACCGCGACCCCGGCCCCGACCCCGACCACGACCCAGACCCAGACCCCGACCGCGACCACGACCGCGAACACTTGACCATTTGATAGTTTGTCGCCATCGCTACTTCAGAATCCCAAATGACTCGATGGCCGAAGTCTGCACGTACCACGGGCCGGGAAGCCGCTGGTAGTCCTTCCAGTCCTTGTCGTCGAATGGGCCTGTCTCGTAGACGATGCCTGCGTTCTCCAACAGAACGCAGGCATCGTTTACGCCCACAAGATTCCCCGTGTAAATGTAGTTTAGGCAGAACAGGGTCACTCGCTCACCGAGCAGCGCCAGCAACCCCTCACCATCGACCTCTGCCACGTTCATAATCTTTTTCATTTCCTGACTGTCCTCTCTCGTTACTGACTAGAACGGCTCGTCGTCGTCGTACTCGGAGCCCACCTGCACGACAGGAGCCTCGTACTGCGCGGCGTACTGTTTCGCGCCGTTGAAGCCACGCTGCTTCGGCGCAGCGGTCGAGATGAACTTCACGCCAAGCCGCCCACCCTCGGCCAGCCCACGCGCACCAGACTTGCGCACCGCATCCTGCACGGCCTTCTGCATCTGGCCCTTGATGTACAGCGTGCGGTTCCCGTCGTCGTCCTCGTCGTCACGCTCGTCAGTGTGAAGCGTCACCACCAACTGCATCATCGGGTCACCGTTGTCCCACGTCCGGGGCGTCCCGGTCTTGATGTCGGTCTGCTGCTTGACCTCCATCGACAGGATGGTGCCCACCACCTTGTCGCCCTCGGCCTCGAACTTGGCGGACTTGGCACCGCCGCCCATCAGGAAAGCGTTGGGGTCTGCGTAGTTAGTCATTACTTTTCCTCCATGTAAACAGTCAATGCTTCGCTGCCGGTGCCCGGCATCTCGAACTGTGCGATGGCGTCAGCCCACGATGCGCCCTGCTCCTTGCGGAAACGGCTCAGCATCGTGTGGTCGATACGCACCATGCCAGCGTTCGCCGCCTTGATGAGCGCGTCGATGCCGCCCTGCGTAGTGACGAGTGACACCACGTCGTATGTCGGTGTGCCCTTGCGCTCGGTAATCTTGGCCGCTGCACCCGTCTCCGGGTCACGCATCCAACGCTCATTAGTGAGCGCCATGTGCTGCTTGATCTGATCGACAGCAAACTTCTTCGCTGCCTCTAGTGGCTTCAACTCTTCGTTGATGTGCGCCACGCTGGTGATAAGGTCGAGGATGCGGCGCTCGCTGGCCGCATCCTGCTCACCGATGTAGTTGTCGAAGTCTGTAGTCACGCTACCACCTCAACATAATGGTCAACGTCATTTGGTCACTGGACTGTCGCACTTCCACGAGTGCGTCATCCGGTGCGCCTTCTGCGCGCATCGTGTGGAGTGCGTCGACGATCCCAGAAACACGAGCCGGAACATTCAATGCCTGCATGTGGTGCGTCCGATAGATTCGGATGCCATCGGTCTGCGTAATCATGTCGTCTACCACCTCTCTGCGATGATTGTATCAGTCAACCGGCAATAGATCAAAGAGTGAATCCTGCCCGGTGTGGGAAACTTCTCGCAACTCTGAGTCGATCTCGTCCACGTCCTCGACGACAACGCGCGCCCACTCCGGGTGTCGGTCTGCCATCTGCAAGCCCATCATGAACGTGCTTGCCATGTGCTGCGCCTCGTCATCGTCACGCGACAGATCAGAGAAACGGATCGTCATGAACTGATAAACCACGGCAGACACGCCAGCGGTACGCATCAGCGCGCGGATGACGTTCTTGTATTCCTCAGATGCTCCGTCCTCCTCCTCGTTTCCGAGTAGGTTTCGGATCTCGTCCTCGATGTTCACTTGACGCGCGCCACGTACAGCGCGCCGTCAATCTTGGCGAAGCGCAGCGAGTACTTGCGGCCACCCTGATACGCGGTAGCGCGGAGCATCCCCTTCGCGTACGGCTCGCCCCGCACGAGGAACTCATCCGGCACGCGCACGGGCTCGTCAATCACCAGCGACCGCACGAACGCAGTCCAGCCGCGATGCTGGATGCTCAGCGCGTTATCCCGGAACGTCTCCATCGTCACAGTCTCGTTAGTCAACTCAAGCCTCCTGAATACCTGCGCCAATCCGACGCGCGCCGAGCGGGAGCCGAGGCTAGTAGACTCCCGCACGGCGCGCGGCGTACTGCCGCGCCGCCCTCCTGCTACCAGAACCGCTCGCCGTTGATGTACACGCGCACGTCATTATCAACGCACCAGCCGCCGAGGCTCGACACGACCCACTTCACAGCCTCGGTTGCATCATCGAACTCGCCATGCACGCGCACGATTGAGTTCTCGTCGTTCGGGTACTCAATGTCAACAGTAGTCATTTCGCCCTCTCTCTAGAACGCGCCAGCGTACAGCCCGCAGAGCAGCACGCCCATGAACACGATGAACCCGAAGAAGAACACCTGTGCCAACTCAACAACTTCACGCATCACGCGCGCCCCCTCTTGTAGATTTACAGTGTTATACGTGGCGACCACAGCGGTACAAGTCAACGTCGATAGCAACCCCAGCAGCGGGACATTGAGTCCCGTCCTTGAGTACCTTCTGGCAGCGCGGAACCGGGACGTCACGGCCATTGACAGCGCGGTACGTGATCGCGGCGAACCCATCGGCCACCTTGATGACGCGACCGTTGGCCCGCCAGCCGATCCAGTTGTTGGCATTGAGCGGGTCGCCGCTCGAAACGATGGGCGTTGCATCGACAACCTTACGCATCATTACTTGTCCTCTCCGGTAGCCTGAGCGATAGCGGCGAACGCAGCGTCCAGCGCCTCGTCGTCAATCGGTGTCCATTCCTGTTCTTCGGCGGGAACGCCTCGGAATGTGCGAGCCGTTGCCGCCAGTGCTTCCAGCGCCGCCAGTAGGTCTGGTGCTGCTGCGATGAGGCGGGCGTTAGCCTCGGAGTAGATACCATTTGCGACATGCGTCGTGTCGCGGTCGCCGTTGACATGCCAAATATCTACACTGACTCCCGGCGCGCGAGTAGCGGTCGCTCGGTAATCAGTCCACGGCCCCGGTGTGTGCATAGTCATAGCCTCTCAGTCCTCTCACTAGCCTCGTCTGCGCCTGATCTGGCGCGCGGGACACTGGCGGGGGCCATCGCCAGTGTCCCGCGCGGCATAGCAGCCGCGCCCCCGGTTGAGCCTACGCCGTGCGCTTGACTAGCAGCTGTTCGTCGTCAGCGAGTACCGATGAGGTCACAACGGTCTCGACCGGGATGAGCCCGGAGACGGTCAAGGCCATCTCGTAGAGCGCCTCGTGCAAGGCGAGCGCGTCCGGGCTCGCCTCGTCTGCATCCACCGACACGTTGATCACAATGGTCGCCACGGTTCGTTCCTCTCTTGCGCCGTCTACTGATTGCCTCGGCGCTGTGGTCATCATGCGCCTATGCGCTGCAGCTGTCAACTATCAAAAACTAACGAAATCTAGCAAACTGCTGTTCGAAATAAGTGTTCTAATCAGCCGCGAGGATGCGCCGCGCAGCGTCGGCAACGTCAGCGCGCATCGCGCAGTAAGCGCCGTACGTGATTGCCTCGTCGAGGTCTCCGGCATGAGCCCAGCTGTATTCCTCGACCGCGTCGGCGTTGTCGGACAGCGAGCGCACGAGGCGAGCGCGCCACGTGTAGACCACCCATTCGGAGCCGTCGGTGTACTCGTGTGCGAGGTCGTCGATCTCGTCCTCGGGGTTGTCCTCGTTGCGCTTGCGCGCCTCGTCCGCCACCCAGCGAGCGTAATCGCTCACGTCCGCGTAGTAGGACTGCCGCAGCACACGGATCGCGTCCTGTTCCTGATCCTCGGTGATGCGCGTGTTCGTCGTGGTCATAGTATCTAGCCTCCCGATGCTATCCCCTGTGCCATGAGCGGCACGCTAGGCGCGCGTACAGGTGCTGCACGTGCGCCCCGCGTGATGTTATGGGTTAGTACGATTCCGCCCAGTCTGAAGCGTCTACGTACCACCGCCCGGAGTAGCCGACGATCCACGACGGGCGCAGCCCGCGCGTGTCGAGCATGATCGACGCTGGCCCTTCGCCCGTCTCGCGCTCGATCCGATCCTTGAGTGCGATAGCCTGCCGCTTAGTCATGTCCTGATCCTCTCTCGGTTACCTTCGTTATTGGTGAGTATGATCCCGGTATGTGTCAGCTGTCAAACGCTAGTACTAGTCGAGCCTACCGGTAGCGTGAGCCGTGATTCCGGCGTCCTGCAGCACGCGCGCCATGGCCTGAGCGTGCGCGATCTTGCGGTCGTAGGACTGCGAGTAGTCACTAATCCAAATATCAATCCCGCCGTAGTAACTGCGGCGCGCGTAGCCCTGCGCCGTCAACCATCGCGCGAACGACGACGATCCAGGCCGGATGTTGACCCAGGCAAACCCGCATACGCCAGACGGGACATACCACGATTGCGTGATAGGCGAGGCATCGTCGAGTACGTCCGCGTGCTGATCGACAATCATCGGCGCGGGATTGCATGCTTCACCCGCGGCGCGTCCTGCCGCGTACGCGCGAGCGTACAACTCAGCGTGAGCGGCAGCCCGATCATCGCGAGCGGCGGCAGAATCGGCGACCATATCGCGCCATGCCGCGCGTGCCGCCTTAGCACAATCCGCGCAATAGCCTTTTCGTGATCGCGCGGACGCGATCCGGCCGTCACCATTGACGCAATAGGCAATCGTCGTAGTCATAGTAACTCACCTCCTGATAGTAGGTTATGCCGCGATATGTGACAATGTCAAGTGCTAGCGGCCGCTATGCATGATTGCGTACGCGGCCGGGCCTTCAACCTCGCGCGAGCGGCCGCGTGAGTCATTCCATAGGCGATGCGCGCATGCATTGCATGCGATCACGTATTCGACGTCCGCGCCATGATCGATCCGCACTAGGTTACGCGCGGCGCGTCCGCATGCCGATCCGTTATCGCGCGTAACCTCGCACGCGCCGCGTACAGCTGCGCCATATTCGCGGCATCGCGAGGCGTTCGCGCCGCGCGCATGCTTCCCCCAATGCCGCGCGATGCATCCAGTGTGGATGCCGCCCATAAATGCGTAAATAAAACGTCCACAGCAGCGGCATTCTTCGTTCGAATACATTGCTAGCCTCGCAATCCTGATAATCACCTATGCGCCACGTCTGGCGCGGCGCGCGTACGTCGTAGTGACGTCCGCGCGGCCGCGGCATGCGTAGCCTACGCGCGCGCCTTGATTGCGGCCGTAGCAGCTGCCTTGCGAGCGCCATGCACCGCGAACGCGATCGTCGTGCCCGGTCGCATGCACAATCCGCAATCCGCGCACGATCGGCCGCGCGTCTGTTCGGGGCACGGCACGACGCGGATACCGTCGACGTCATACGCGCGATCACTTTTGTGAGAATCGACAACAATCGCGGCATCGTATCCGCGAGCATGCGCCGCGCGGACGTCGTCGGCCGTCTCGCACGACGCGCGGACGCTAACGGATTGCCACGACGCGCGCACGACGTCGCGCCATGCATGCGTATACGTCCACGCGCGGCCGCCGCCGCGTGCCGTATAGCGTTCGGCCGCGTCCGAAACAATGCGAGCGGCATCGTCCGTAGGACAATCGCCGACAACGTGCAAGCGTAGCGGCCGCGTGCCAGAGAGAGAATCGATCGCGTCCGCCTCGGCTCGCGCCACGTCCGCAATCGTCATACCGTCCGCGGCCGTCGCAAGTTGCCGAGTCGCGATGCCAGCGCGGCCGGATTCGGCGTAACAACCAGCGCTGCGGAATGGGCAAGCGCTAGGGCAAGTGAGCTGCGCCGCGTACGTCGCAGACACTGCGCCGATCTTAGCGTTGCCGCTAACCTCGACGGCCGTAGCGGGCTTAGTGATTGTCATAGCCTGATCCTCTTTAGAACGCGCCCGCGATGATGCCGCAGTAGGCGACCGCGAGCCCCACACACGTTGCGACGTACAGCACTTGTAGATACTCGACGAGGTTCCGCATCGTCTCTAGCCCCTCCCTGTATCGGCTTGCCATCATCAGGCGAGCGGTAGCCGTCCGCTCGCGACTGCCCCGCTATGGGGCAGTTTCGGCGTTAGTCCTGCGCGCGATAGACGCGCGCCGCGTACCGAAACACGCGCGCGGCCCAGTCGCTGTACTCGGGTAGATCCATGGTCCCGATCTCAACGTCCGCGAGCGCGAGCCCCTCGCCGACGAGTTTGTTCGCTCGCCGGTAGTCCGCGGCGCATCCGGCGCTCACGCGCAACTCCTGAGCCGCATCAATCGCGCCAGCGAGCGCGTCGCCTACGGCCACCGGAGTAGTGATTCCTTCCATCATCATCGTTCGAGGCCCTCCCGCGTGTACCGGGGCAGCGGTGCCGCCCCCTGTGAGAGTGACTACACTACGGCCGGCGTTAGAGCGCAATATAGATATGCGTAGATTTTCGAAAAATCCCGAAAATGTTGGCGTGTGTCGGGATGCGAGGGGTGCGGACGGTATGGGCGCTCACGTCCACACTCTCGCCACAACGCCACCAGACGCGCCACAACGCGTGTCAGCGCCCGCCAGTGCGAGCGCCAATGCCGAGGGCCGGGGGCCGGATGCGGGTCACTAGGCGAGGCTAGCAGCGCGCCCCCTCGCATACGGGTACCGGGTATGGGTACAGCCGTGATACGGGTACCCGGTAGGGGTATCGAATACCGGTACCGGGTAGGGGTATGCGCACAACGGAGAGGAACGCTCGCGCGCGCGCGCGGGTTTTCTTGTGCGTCTCAAAAATTTACACGACACTTTTTGCTAACTTTTCCCTTGTCACACGTAACCCTTTAACTGTTCCCTAAACTGTTCCGGAACAGTTCCAGAACAGTTCGTTGCACACTTCCTGCTTTACATAACGAACTGTGCAACTGTTCTTCCCTATACTCGGGAGAGAACAGCACAGTTCGTTGTAGTTCTTTTCTTTGAATGTAAAGGGGAGTGGCACACACAACTTCGTTGTTGTGTGTGTGTGCCGCTATGCGATCTGTGCGATGAACTGTTCCGTGTTTTGTCACGGAACAGTTCGTTTCGCTACTCGTTGTCGATAAGGCTTTGTCTGAGTGCCTTGATGTCTTCGATGCTCGTTCCCTCTGGTATCTGGAGGGTAACTTGGCGTGCATCGACCAGTGGTTCGCGGAACTCGGGGAATCGCTTGGCGAGAAGGTTGAGAGCGGCAACTGCTGCGCCGAGCGTCTTAGGGCCACCCTCGCGGGCTTCCCTGACAATCTCTACACATTCATTGATAATGTACTCGACGCTGCCGACGTTTCGTTCAAACGCTTCCCTCTTAGCGGCTTCCATCCTCTTTCGAAGTTCTGGGTGCTTCTCTAGGCGCTGAGCGTTGTCTGAGATCTTTCCGGGGGTGACTGCCCTTCCTCCCGCCGCCTTGTACGCAGCAGATGGGCCGAGACCTTCAAGGCGCTTCTGGATGTACAACTCGTTGAACGCGGTAAGTTTTTCGTAGGCCATAGACATAACCTATCAAAGTTGTCGTTGTTGTGCTAGGTTTGTTTTATGACAGCACTTACAAAAGAGGCTTCGATTGCAGCCCTAGACCGGCTGCTCTGCGAAAAGTCGTTTGTCGAGTTCCTTTCCTATATCAAAGTTCGCTCAGACGACCCGTACAATCCCGGTGCTGTCCCTTGGAAGAACTGGGACTACCTCATTGAGCGGGCCGAGGCGTGGGCTGAGGGGAAGTCCGAGGTCATCCTCAAGGCACGGCAGTTGGGTATGACGTGGCTGTTTGCTGCCTACGCTGACTGGTGCGCGCGTAACGGTAAGGCTGTCGGTGCCTTCTCCGCTGGTCAGGTCGAGTCTCGTGCCATCCTAGACCGTGTTCGGTACATCGAGGAGATGCTGCCAAAGCACCTTCAGTCTGGCGCTACTATCAGGTCTGACGACGCTACGTATCCTTCCGGTGGTTCTATCCGCGTCTTCCCTTCCACGGAACACGCCGGTATCTCCTTTACCTTCCAAGTCGTAGCGTTCGACGAGGCGCACTTCCACCCGTACGGCGCGCAGAACTACGCGGCTGTCCGTCCTACGCTTTCAGCCGGTGGTCAGTTCCTCATGTTCTCTACTGCCGACCCAACGCTCGGCCCTAACGGATTCTTCCACGATATGTACTGGGCGTCGGAGCGCGGGGAGACGCCATACACCGCTGTCTTCATTCCTTGGAACGCCCGCCCCGGACGCGACGAGGAATGGCTTGCTCGTGAGAAAGCAGCGTTTACAGGACTGCCGGAGGAGTTCGATGCTTATTACCCCTCTACTCCAGAGTCTGCATTCGTCGCTCGGTCTGGTCTGGTCTTTCCTCAGTTCTCTACGCTCAAGCACGTCAAACCCGCTACTACTCCTCTTAGTGATTGCCGACGAATCGTGGCAGGGGTTGACTTCGGAGGCGGAGACCCTACTGCGGTCGTTATCCTCGGACTCGACGCCAATCAGCACGTCCACCAGTACGCCGAGTTCTACAAGCGAGGAAGCGTCGGAGTAGACCAGATTGGCGAGTTCCTCTGCCAATTCCCCGTCGATGCCGTTATGTGCGACCCATCGCAGCAGACCTCTATCGCCACCCTTGTAGGGACATACAACCTCCCAGCCCGCAAAGGAGATAACCGGCGCGGTAACGGTCTTGGTCTCCTTGCCTTCCTCTTGGACAACGAACGGCTGACTATCGAACCGTCGAACATCCATTCCATCCAAGAGTTCCCGGGCTACCGCTGGGCTAACCGCACCGACCCTAACGACAAGACACGTTATGCAACGGCTACCCCGGTCAACAACCACGCCGACGCTATGGACGCCCGCAGGTACGCCGTCGCTGAAATTCTGGCAATGCTTATGCCGCGTAAGCAGATGCCTCGCCGTACACTATCTGGAACCCCGTTGAGTAGGAGTGCTGTTTAAATGGACGAGAGGAAGCCGCAGACTGGCGACCGCCGGTTTGCCTGTCAGTGTGGCGGTTATTTCTTTGATGGCAACGTGGCTATGGCCCACGCTCTTATGGGACACGAGACCGTTCTAGAGCGGTACAGCAACGGCGACTGGCGCTACCACCCGCAGCCTATCGCTGAATACCTCGTAGAGATGCTGGAGCCCCGGCTGGGCGGCGAGGGCATGGAGGATTATGTCCTCCGCCTAGAAAAGATGGCGGCCAACGCAGAGCACGAGACCGCCCGGATGATGAGGAACAGTAATTAATGAGTTACCGATATCGCTGTGTAAACTGCGGCTACCCAATCATCCGAGACGACGACGTTGCCCGTGGCATGAAGTTGAACTCGTACTCGGCTATCCACTGGAAGACCTGTGTATCCAAGAAGGATTGGCCCGCGTACATGCTGGTCAAGTCCAACGCCAAGGTTCCGGCTCAGGCCATCATCAAAACAATCTCAAAGATTGTTCAGGACGCTGTACCTATTGGCACCGAAGATGTTATGGTAACTGACAAGAGTTCCACCGAGGGAGTAGCCGCCCCCGGTTCTAGCGTTCTCCCGGAAGTGGCGGGTACTGGAACGCCAAGTCTCTCGGTGGAACTCTAACTTTGTTGCAACGCCAAGGCGGAATGAATGGCTGAAGAATATCCGTCCACAAGCGTAGTCTTGCAGCGCATTCAGCGTTTGTACGAGGCTACCGCCGACGTTCGTTTCATGATGCGCATCCGTCGCATTCTTGTTTCCCGCGACAACCAGCCCGCTGATTCTGCATACACCGGCACCAACATTCCCGCTCCGTTCAACACTACGAACCTTGCGCTGCGGACGATGATTGATGCCCCTGCTGCTGCGGCGCAGCACTTTGCTTCCCGCATCTCCTCCAACCTTCCTGACATCGAAGTTGTTCCCATCTCTAAGCGGTCGAACATCTCTGTCACGATTGACAAGCAGGCTGGTGAGCAAGAGCGCGTTGACTCTGCTCTGTGGGAAACAATGGGTGGGCGTGAGCAGCAGTGGAAGTGCGGCTGGGGCATGTCCCTTGGCGGCGTTGGCTATTACCTCGTCATGCCGCGCGACGCAGACTTCGGTATGCCAGACCGCATCTTCTATGACGACTTGACCGACGAAGATGTTGCTGACCTTCAGAAGCAAGGTAAGGCCACGCTTACTAAGGTTCCCAACAAGTACGGCAAAATGGTGTACGCAGAACCCGGTGATGTTTGGGCTGCTCGCCGCAAGGAAGAGTCCGAGAAACGCGCAATTTCCGGTCGCTCTCTCTTTACACTCCGTGCGTTCCCTCGTGACATGTGCGATGTCGAGAAAGATTCCGACGGTGTGAAGTGGGGCTACATCGTCGAGGAAGTCCCCGGCGATTCCATTGGCGAGGGCTCTGAGATTGCTATGGCAGCGGCTAAGACCGCTGGCGTAGACGACGAAGACATCGAGCAGTACGGCATCTTTGTCGATAAAAATGGTGTCATTATTGGTGGCATTTCTCACGGTGGCCCTGCCCAGTCTGACTGGAAGCGCCCCGATGTCGTAACGATTGTTCGTTACTTTGACCGCATGGAGCAGCGCATTTACGTTGCCCCGCGTGGCTCTGTTGAGTCTGCGCTCGAAGTGTTCCGTGGTGAGCACGGCTGCAAGGTTGAGGGTGTCCCCGCCTGCCCGCTGGTCGAGGTGCCGTTCTTCCGCACTGACATCGATGTTCCGCGTCAGGCTTACTCAACTCCGCTCGACAAGATTTTTGCCTACACGCCGCTTATTAACCAGTTGCAGACTCTGCTCTCTAACGCTGCTGCGTTCGACCTTATTCCCCGCTGGGTTGTTGAACTCAAGGACGGGTCGATTCTGCGCGGCGAAGACGGCGAGCCAAAGATTGTCGAGTCCGGTCAGGTTCCCGGCCTGAACCCCAACGAGGCTGCGGCTTATCCCGGTACGCTGCGCCAGTTGACGATTCAGGGTGTGCGTGAGCATGGCGAACTGCTGCGTGTGTACCTTGAGCAGTTGGCGCAGGCCATGCCGTCTCCAATTACAACTGGTGCCTCTGGTTCTTCTGGTGCTGCATGGACGGCACAGACGCTCATCCAGCAGGCTCAGGAGACGCTGCGTCAGCCCGTCGATAACCATGCCCGTGCGGTGCAGACCATCCTCAAGATGTGCCACTCGTGGCTGCGTGAACTCGACATGCCGATTTACTTCACGTCGGCACCGGGCTTCCGCAAGAACAAGCGGTCTATCCGTGGCGTCATTGAGTTTGACCCCAAGGACTTCACCGACTCCATTTTTGTTACGCAGGAACTCGACACGCCGGAAGAGCGGACTGTCCGCATTCAAGTTGGCATGGGCCTCTGGCAGCAGGGCGCTATCGACGACGACGTGTTTTATACCGAGTACATGCGTACGCCAGATGCACGACAGGCAGTCATTGACCGCTACGTGCAGATGATTATGGACTACGTGATCTACGGTAAGGTTCCTAACGGAGCAAACCCGCAAGTCTTTACGCAGTCTCTTATTCTTCAGGTTGCCGACGGTGTGCGTGGAGCAATTCACTACGAACTGCTCAACACGTCTCCTAACTACGCTCTTGCCAATGCGCGCCAGCAAGCGCAGCAAGCAATGATGCAGTCTCAGCCGATGCTGCCACCGGGTCAGGAAAGCCCGTTCCCCACTTCTCCAATGGAGGCTCCTAACCAAGAGGAATACGGGAACATCGCGTATCAGGCGGGCATTCGAAGACCCGGTATTGGAATGGCCCCTACGCTTCAGGGCCAACTAGGCGCTAAGGCTGGCGGTGGTGGTCTGTCGATGCCTGCTGGAGTAGTGCAGTAATGCCCACTAGCAACAACGTCGAACTGTGGAATGAAATCCGCGAACAGGCGTTTAGTCGCACGCTTGACCTTGCCACTGAGATGATTGAAGCATCTCTCGGCCCAGATGGAGAAGCATACGGAGACCGCTCAATCTCTCGCGGTAATCGTATTCTTCGTTTCCAAATGGATGCCCAGAGTGGCGCTCTCGACATTCTCAAAGTGCAAAGCCCGCGCATTTACGAGGATTACGTCAAGCAGTATCTTCGTGACATCAATGAATCTCCGTTGGTTCAGCCAGCGCCAACTCAGCAGCCTTCGCCTTTTGGCATGATGGGCGGTATGTAGATGTACGAAATCATTTACGTGAACGGTTGGCCTGCTTTCCGCAAGCCTGATGGTTCCATCCGCCCGTTTATTGCAGGCGCAGAAATAGACGCAACTGGCGGAGATAACGACAAGCCCGATCCACTTGGCGGTGATAGCGGCAAAGTTGTAACACGCATTGTCGGTGACTCGCTGTACCAATACGATCCCAAAATAGACGATTGGATTCTAAAAGTTCGTGCGCCTATTGCGCCTACAAAGCCAACGACGTTTGATTACAACATCAAGACTGGCCTTATCATTGGCAGCAACGGCGTAATTTACGTTCCAGATGAAACGCAAACTGGCGGCAAGCGACCAGCAACTAATGAAGAAATTGCTGCTGCTCGTCGTGCTGCAACAACTTCTGGTACCGCTGGCCGCACGATGTTTCCTGAGGAACTTGCTCTTCTAGAAGCGCAAACTGCTGCTCAACGTGCTGGTATTGCACAAAATGATTTGCGTATTCAGCAAGACGCAAAGCGGCTTGCCCTTGAACAGCAGAATGCTGCATTTACTCAAGCGCGCGCTCTTTTTGCTGATGCGCGCGATGATAAGCGCCTTGCAATGGAAGCAAACCGTGACTTGTTCACGCAGCAGAATTCCATTGCAAACCTGCAAATGAACATTGCCCAGATGCAGCAGCGACGTGCTGAGTTGCAAGCAAATCTTGATTTTAATGTTCAGCAACTCAACACTAATGCCATAAATGAGGCTGCTCGTTTTAACGCGCAGATGGGTTTTAATGTCGAACAGGCTAACGTCGCTGCTGAACAACGTCGTCAAGAACAATTGCAGTCCCTTGCTCGTGACATTTCCGAGGCTGCAAAGGCTCCCGGTGACTACGGCAAGTTGGCTGCTCTGACGCTTGCTAACGCTGGTTGGGGTGCGCCGGGGACTGCTATTGGCAAGGGTGCAGACCTTCGCACCACACAGTCTCTTGCTCCACTTGAGAGCCAGTTGCGTACTCGTCAGGATGTAATGGCGCAGCCTGCTCGACCGTTCTCATACACACCAATTACACCAACAATGGCTCAAGCGCCAGTTGTTGCCCCGCTTGACCTTTCAATGGTTAAGGTTCCGCAAATCAATATCCAGCAGCCTTCTGAGCGAGTTTCTGCTCCAGTAGCAGGCGGAGGTGGTTCTATTTATCAGCCTACTGGGGTACTTGGTGCTCTTGTTGGCGCTCTTCAGGGTGGCGCTTCTTCTGAATCAGTAAACGCTGCTCTTAATGCAGCAATTGCTGCCCAAACTGGTGCTCCTACTGGTTATCAGGGCGCAGGCGGTGAAAGCGGTGCTACTCCCGCTGCCGCTAAGGGCGGAATGATGAACGGCGCTTACATCTCTGGTGAGCGCGGCCCGGAACTAAACATTCCGCTTGGCGACAAGACCATCGTGCTCAACCAGAAGCAGATGAAGGCTGCTGGCATTGACCTTAAGAAGTTGATGTCTGGCTCTAAGAAGCCTGAGCAGTTTGCTGATGGCGGAATCTTTGACGCTGGCTGGGGCAACGTGCAAGACCAAGACCGCACGCTGTCGATGCAGTTCCTAAACGATGCACTGGCCCGTGCCCGCGCCGGTACGCCGTTTCAGGAGGGGGCGCTCCCTGCTCCTATTTACGCATCTACCCCCGGTTTTAGCCCGCTTGTCACGCAGGTTCTTGGTTCCCTGACGTCCATGGCTCAGGGTGTTCCCACGGAATACTTCCAAGAACTTGCCGCAAAGTACCGTCCGTCTGGTATCCGTGAGTCCGTTACGCAGAGGAGCGCGTAATGCCACTGAAGAAGGGTTCAAGCCAGAAGGTCATCTCGTCTAACATCAAGACTGAGATGGCTCACGGCAAGCCACAAAAGCAGGCTATTGCTATTGCCATGCGTTCCGCTGGTAAGAGCAAGAAGGGAATGAAGTAGTGGACACGAACTGCAAGGACTGCGGCTGCGACCCGTGTTGCTGCGGCCCCAAGAAGGCTATCTACGCTGACTACTCTATGCCGGTGGTCAACGTGGTAAAGCCCAAGGGCTTCAAGTCTTCGAACACGGTGAAGTAACGTGGCTTCCCCCGCTTGGCAGCGCAAGGAGGGTAAGAACCCTGCTGGCGGCCTTAACGAGAAGGGACGTGCTTCTGCTCGTGCTGAAGGCCACAACCTGAAGCCGCCCGTAAAGTCGGGCGACAACCCGCGCCGAGCCTCGTTCCTTGCCCGCATGGGCAATATGCCGGGGCCGGAGCGCAAGCCAAACGGGGAGCCAACTCGGTTGCTTCTTTCCTTGCAGGCTTGGGGGGCTTCCTCCAAGGCTGATGCCAAGGCAAAGGCAAAGGCAATCTCGGCTCGCAACAAAGGAAAGAAGTAAATGACTCTCGTTCTCCCTAACGTCGGTGAGACGTTCCTCCTGAACCTGATGACCAACAACGCCAGCACGCAGAACCTGACGTTGCGTCTGTACTCGAACAACTACACTCCTGTCGAGGCTTCGACGTACGCTTCGTTTACCGAGGCTACGTTCACTGGCTACTCGGCTGCTGCACTGACCGCTGGTTCGTGGACGATTACCGCTGCCGATCCGTCCACCGCTGCGTATCCGCAGGTGACGTTTACATCGACGGCTGGCTCGCAGAACCAGAACATCTACGGTTACTACGTCACTCGCGCCACTGGCCCCGAGGTCGTGTTTGCCGAACTGTTCACGGACGGCCCGTACAACATCGCTAACAACGGTGACGCTATCAAGATTACCCTGAACTTCACGATGGCCTAGCCGCAGTAGCGGAGTAAATAAGTGGCCCAGACCCTCTTTGGTTCTGCCTATTTCGGCACGGACTACTTTGGGTCTGGGCCTAATACTTTCACGTATTCGGGTTCTGGTGGCGCAACTTCTGGTGGCGCTGCAACTACCAGCGTCCTTCACATCAAGTCGTACACTGGCTCTGGTGGTGGTACTGCCGGAGGCGCTGCTACCACTTCAGTCCTCCACATCAAGGCCTATACAGGTTCAGGCGGTGCAACTGCTGGCGGCGCTGCCACAACGTCTGTCCTGCACGTCAAGGCATACGTTGGTTCTGGTGGTGCTGTTGCAGGTGGTGCAGCCACAACCCTTCTTTCTCGTACGTACACGTACGTCGGTTCAGGCGGTGCCACTGCCGGTGGCGCTGCAACAACCGAATACCTGAGAGTCTTTAGTTATGTAGGCTCAGGCGGCGCTACTGCTGGCGGTGCCGCTGAAACTCTGTTTGTTGACATCCACGAGTACACGGGCAGCGGCGGTGCAATCGCTGGCGGCGCGGCTACTACGTCAGTTCTGCACGTTTACACGTACGCAGGGTCTGGCGGCGCTGACGCTGGTGGTGCAGCCGATACAGTTTTCAACAGGACTTATGAGTACGTTGGCAGTGGCGGCGGTACCGCCGGTGGTGCAGCCACAACTTCTGTTCTGCATGTTTACACATATGCAGGAAGTGGTGGCGCTACAGCGGGTGGTGCCGCCGAAACGCTGTTCGTTCATATCTATAACTACACAGGTTCCGGCGGAGCAACCGCAGGCGGTGCTGCTACCACCTCTGTACTGCACGTTAATTCGTATGTGGGTTCTGGTGGCGCTACCGCTGGCGGGTCTGCTGACGTTCTGCACATCAAGGTCTACTCAGGCTCTGGCGGTGCCACCGCTGGCGGCGCAGCGGTCGTGGTATGGGAACCAGCAGCGCCCGGTACGGTGGTTATCTACGATGTTCAGGTCAGTGGTTACGTCATGGTTATCGAGACTTCTCCTGCCGTAGAAGTACACGACACGTTATATGGCGGTACACTGAGTCTGATAGATTTTGCCCCAACCGCTATGCTTTACGACATGGCTCTTGGAGGAACGGCGGTACTGGTAGATGTCTAACTACACGACCGGAACGATGGTGCGTTTGAACGGTTCGTTCCGCACTATCTACGGTGTCCTTGACGACCCGGCCACGGTGACGTTTGAGATGCAGGTTCCCGACGGGACTATCACGACGTACACCTACGGCGTTGACAACGAACTTATCCGCGAATCGGAGGGCAACTACTACGTAGATTGGACAACCTCTGACGTTGGTACGTACACGTACCGCTTTGCTTCCGTTGGCACGGTGACGGCAGCGAACGAGAACACTTTCACTGTGCCTACCTCACCGTTTGCATAGGAGTACACAATGGCTGGCTACGGCATGAAGAAGATGGCTACTGGTGGGATGACTGGCCGCCCGAAGACTATGGGTGCCGCGATGAAGCAGGTTGAGAAGTCCGCCGCTGACCGCCGCCTCGACAAGATGGCTGGCGTCAAGGAGGGCTCGGCCAAGGACATTCGCGCCGACAAGATGCAGGCCAAGAACCTGATGGCTGGCAAGCCGCAGGTCAACGGTGGCGTTAAGGCTGCTTACGGCATCAAGAAGATGTCCAAGGGCGGCACGATGAAGCGCGGCAAGTAGCCGCAAAGGGGCGGGTTCATGGCATTTGGGGAACCGCTAGACTGGACTCTTCAGCGTCAGCAGGATGCTACTCAGTATTTCTCGACGCTTGAAGATTTTTCTCCTGACGAGAACATTGACATTGACATGTCGATGTTTGAACGCGGTGATGTTCCTTCTACATTTTCTCAGTCTGCCATGAACCTCGCCGGTTACGCTGCTCAGTCGCGTATGCCGCAGCAGCAGCAGACGCAAGAGCCGGGGTTCCTTAGCAAACTCTTTAGTTTCCTTGGAGAAGTAGACAAGCCTATCTCCACCCGCCTTGGCTTCAAGGCTGAAGGTGAAGGCATTGCTAGTTCTCTTGAAAACATTGCAATGGAAGAGGCTACCCGCCCTTCCAACATTGTTTTGTCTGCTCTTGGTTTGTTTACAGGCGGACTTTCAACTGGCGCTGCTGGTGCCCGTATTGCCGCTTCTGTTGCAGCGCGAAACGTAGCGCGCAACGTAGGCATGGGTATTGGTGCTCGTATTGCTGGCAACGTAGCAGAGCAGGGCCTTGAAGCCGCTGGCGTAGAAAACCCTTACATCCGTGGCGCAGTTGGCTTTGGTGCTGGTGCACTTGGTGGCTCCCTTGCAGGCGGCGCAATGTCTTGGGCTCGTGTTGCCAAGATGGGAATCATGCAGGGTGACGAGGCTGTTACTGCTGCTGCTCGTGCAGAACTTGCAGCGCAGGAAGCGGCTCAAACTGCAAGGCAGCAGTCGAGGTATGGCTATCTTGTTGAGGGTCTAGGAACTAGGTTTGGTCAAGGGACTGAAGTAGGCATTGGTATGCCTGCTGAAAATGTTTATGCAGGTCTTCCGCCGATGGGTGCGCGACCAACTGCTACTAGAACATTCCCTCAGGGTTCTGCTCAGGTTGCTGCTGGAGGTGGCGTTCCGCCCGCTGCTGGTGGTGGAGCAGGCTCTGGTGGCGCTGGTGTTGGTGGTGGCTTTGGTGGGGGTGCCGGTGGCACTGGTGGCACGGCTGGTGTTGGTGGCAATCCTTGGGCGAATTCACCTTACTTTCAGCAGCAGGCCGCTAATCAAGCAAACGCTGCAATGCAGGCTGCGCAACAGGCTGCTGCCACCGCCGCTGCTGGCCCTCCTACATGGAAAACAATGAACTGGAAAGAACGTGCAATGGGACTTCTTGGAATCCCAATGCATGTCCGTTCATCTTTGGACATTTCTGGTTTTAGGCAAATTGAACCATACGTTGCTGGAAGAATTGCAAGCGGAGATGTACAGCGCGTTTGGGATATCTTTAAGAAGGAATATCCTGCGGGATTTAGCGAAAAAGTTTTCCAAGACCATTTGGATGATATCTATAATTCTGCAAATGCTCAGCATTATGCAAACATGGGAATTAAATTTAGTGACCTTGTTGGTTCAAGGGAAGAGATGCTTTCATCTGGTCTTATTGAAGGCATCCCAATTTTAGGTAAATTTTTTCGTGGTTCTGACCGTGCTTATTCTGCTGCTGTAAACGAAGCGCGTCGCGGTCTTGCCGATGCATTTATTGAAAAAATTAATAAGTTTGATCCTGCGCAAGCGCAGGCAATTCTAAACGATCCAAAGCAGATGGAACGCTTTGGCAAATTTGTTATGGCGGCAACTGGTCGCGGTTCACTTCCAAAGTGGATTTCAGAAAATGCGCTTCTTGGGCAGCCTATTTTTTGGGCACCAAGGCTGTTTGCTTCTCGTTTGCAGATTCCGCTTACCGCTCTCTTTGCCCCAATTTCTGCTAGCGGAAACATCATTCGCGGCGAAGCCATCAAAGAACTTGTTGGCATGGTTGGAACCAACAGCGCCATGCTTTATGGACTTAAAAATCTTGGTGCTGCTGACGTTGAACTTGATCCACGCTCATCTGACTTTGCGCAAATTCGAATTGGTGATAGGCGTTTTGATACTTGGGGCGGATACCGACCTATTGCCAACCTGACGTTCCGCCTTGGCACGTCTATGACAAATGCACTGACTGGCAGTGAATACGAAAATTACAAAGGAATCTCTGGTGTTTCTGGCGAAGGCGAACTTTACAGCAAGCCTACTTATGACATTGTTCTAGACTTCCTTAAGAGCAAGATGTCGCCGGTTGCAGGTGCTGTAGCAAGTCAGTTGAGTGGTACTGATTTTACTGGCAAACGTATTACTGACAATAGACTTAAGGAACTAGGTTTTAATCTATTGGTTCCACTTTCCGTGGAGCAGTTGGGTCAGGAATACTACACCCAGTTGCCTGAAGAATTAAAGCAAAATGGCGCTATTAATGCATTTAAACGTGCAGGTCAAATTACTGCTGCCAATCTTGTTTACATGAATGGAATCGGAGGCGGTTATTACTTGCCGCGTCCCGCTGATCTTGCTGCTATGGGCAAGTACAGTGAGATGAGTCCTGAAGACAAATTGGATGCTATTCGTTCAATGTCATGGTCAACTATCAAAGACTCAATTGGAGCATCCAACTTCAAAACCTACAAGGCTTGGAGTGATTCTCTTGCAAAAGATTATTCAAAAATGTACCGAGATGCTGGGTTAGACGCGGCTTACTCACAGCAACTTGCTCAAAATATGGTTTCTCGTATGGCTGCTAGCAAGAACTACCAGAACATTTCTAGGATGTACGAGAACCAATGGATTATGGAAAATCCAGACGTGGCACGCCGGATTGTAAATGAGGAATACAAGAAGCCATTTAACGAGCGCCGTCTTTCGCTTACTCAAGAGCAGATGGCACTCCTTCAGAGTTTCCAGTAGTTGACTTTGTTTACACAAAGTAGTTACCATAATTGAGTCTTGACTCCCGCAAACGCGGGAGTGGCGGAGAGGAGTATCAGGTGGTCATGCAGGCAGGTATGTCGGATCAGCGCCGTGGTTTGTTTGACGATCTGGAAGACGAAATCCTTACGGATCAGGAAGCGGAAGCGCCTGTACCCAACACGGATGAGTCGCCAGTACCAGAGATTGAACCGACCGCTGTACCCGAACCCGAGTCTGACTTTGACATCAATACTCCAGAAGGAGTAGCCAAGGCCGCCGAGCGATCCGAGGCTCTGCGCAACTATCTGGAGAAGGTTCGTCTCGACACGGCCAATGCCGAGCGAGTCCGTTATCAGAATGAGTTGCGTCGAGAGCAGGGGACAAGTGAGCGGGCTGCGGCTTACCACCAATCCGTTATTGACAGACTGCTGGCTGGCGAAAACCCTGAGGCACTAAAGCGGGAGATTCCCGTTTACGTTGCTGCTAATCAGGGATGGGCTCAGGCTCAGGTCGTTGCTGACCTGCTTGAGCAGGCTGTTCAGTTTGCTAACGATGACCAGAAGAAGGAAATTCAGGGCATTCTTAGCGAGGCTGACAGCCCCGGAGCAATTACAAAGGCAGCGGAAAAGGCTGTCGAGTTTATGCTTTCCAGTCACGCCGACCAGACTCTTGCCAATCTAGACTTTAACAATCTTAAGGAACACCCCCGCTTTGGTGAGTGGCTTACCAATGAAGTGAAGGCGCGCATGGAGGAAGAGATGAAGGCTCAGGAAACGCAGAGCAAGTCTCGACCTCAGGCTCCCGCCGTCCCCTCTGGTACCGCTTCCACTGGCGGAATTTCAGCAGAGCAGTTCGTCTCCATGGACAAGGCAGCACAGGACAAGTACCTCTCCAACCTCACTGAAGAGCAGGAGGACGCCCTGATGACTGCCCTGTACGAAGCCGCTCGCGGCGGGTGACGGGCGGCCCTAAGAAGGGAACCCAGTAATGGCGCTCTACCCGAGCACCGTCCAGTCTGCTATTCCGCAGTTGTGG